GTAAAAGCATCCCAACTTCCCGGCGAACTTCCCTACACGTACCAAGGAGCTTGTTCGCTATCTCCTTGGATTTTGACGGTGCAATCTCTTCCCCAGTCAGGCTATTGCACTTGCCCCCAGCTTTGCCTTTGTTACTAAACTACTATTGTTCATTTAGTACAGGTGCGGTCTGGCTTGCCACCCTTTCTTATTACCTATACAAATATACGAATATATTTTTATATCTGCAAACATTTGAAGGTAAATTTTTCAATTATTTTTCATTTAATTTCTAACTCAAATAAGAATGCTCGTCTCTCTGAACCGTCACACCTTGCTTAACTGGGTTCCCCTAACTTTAGTAAAGTCGTAACTCTATTATTCTAATTTAGACCCGTATGCGTGCGCTACTGTGTCCAACACGCTCATCTTCTGCCACCGGGTTATCCTTCTCCAAGCTGTACCCGATTCCGAGACATTCCCTGTTAGCACCAATTTTAGGACACCGCTTCTTTGCGATTAAGTATCCCGAAACCATCGTCTAACATATCTATCAACTCTTCAATATCAAAACCTTGTTGTAAATCCCAATTAGAACCATCATCTTCCTCAATAATTCTTTTTAATTTTGAGAAAGTTAGTTTTTCACCTTTTCTGTCCATTTCAATTTTGTTTCGTTCAAGAATAAAAGAACCTTCCTCTTGTTCGTATTCTTCATTGTATCCTTCTAATATTCTAACAAACCAAAAATCCCAAACATCGGGGCATATAAAAAACCTGACAAAACCTTCATTTTTGTAGTTTGGATTTACTTTAAAAGCATAATCCGTAACCTCTGTGTATTTTGCAAATTCAAATTCTAATGTCATCTTTTCCATTGCTCTTTTGTTTAAGTTGTTATTTGATATACAAATATACTAATTTATTTTTATATACAAAAAAAATAATGCAAAAAATTTCATTTTTGAAGAAAAAAATTTAGGCCCACAATCCTGCGAGCCTAAATCCCAACTAAAATCACAATCCTTACTCTCTATGTACTTATGCCTTTGCTTGGCCAATGTTGTTCCTCTTCCTGTGACAATATCTCATCAACATAGTCCTCGTTATCCCTTACGAAATACGGCTCTGTGCCTCTTGCTTTTGCGGCCTCTATCTTGTCTGCATTTTCTGCTATATACTCCTTGAAATTATCAGGCACATCATCAACCGGGTCTGCCTTCTCATTTCCTGCGAACTGTTCCTCAGTCATCAGAATAGGTATCTCATAGCACATACAGTTAGGATGCCAACCTGTCCACTCGAAATCCTTTGGATATCTACCTTGCAACTCATCACAAACATCATGGTCATCCTCATCGTGACTGCCACTTATTTTTATCTCATAGCCAAGAACGAAGTCCATCTGCCTCCAACGGAGTTGCTCTGCAGTCCTGTAAGCCATATTGGTCTCTGACCGGGCCAAACGCATAGAACGATACTCGCAATTCTCGATACTAGCAGACTTGCCATATTTCTCCTTATAGTCCTTTTGCAGTTTGGGATAGTCATTAAGGTATTTGCTCAACCTCTTCGATAGGGTGACTGCGTCCATTCCCTTCTCTATGCCAACACTCAAGGCGGCCTCAAGTTCCTTCCTGACTCCGAAAGACTCGTTCCATATCCTTCCGCTTAACGTATGACCACCTTCGAAACGTTTGATAAAAGCCTTGTACGCGGCATTATTAGGCTGATAGTAGCTCTTATACCTCTGCCTGTCTATGGTATGCGTATAGGATTTCAGCACCTTGTCGGCAAGCATATCCTGTACCACATTGGACTGTGCCCACTCCTTTGACGTTATAGCGACAATAGTGGCCTCTAGGTCGGTGCGGAAGTCAGACATAAGCCTTGTGACCGCACTCTTTATCTCAGTGAAGTCATTGAAACGGAACAGCTCTTCTCCGTCATAGCTAGTAAGCAACGCCAATCTAGCGGCCTTCTTACAGGTCTTGTCATAAACAGACTGAACAAGCGGAAGATAACCGACCAACCGCTTGTTCAATGCCTTATACTTGGCTTTCTGATTTATGCCTCTGATTTTTGCCATTGCTCACAGGAATCGTAATTCAACAACCTTGAGTATTTCTGAAACTTACACCTGCATAGGATAAAATGTCCGTCATATCCTTGGTCGTGAAAATCAGTTGCGAACTTGCAATCACGACACAGTCTTCTTTCCGGTTTTTTCTTTGACATATATCCTTATCCACCCTTCAATCTTCGTTCCGTCTTTCAAGAACTGAACTTTGTTCTCGATAAGGGAATCCTTCTCAATCCTCAAGAAAATGCCCTGTTTGATTCTCTCCTTTGCCTCGGCTATTAGCTTCTTCGATGCGTTGCTGTAGGAAATCATATCCTTTGCGGCACACTTCTTAATCTCTTCGGAGCTGATGACGAATCCGATACCAACTTTTCCCGAATGATACCCATCAACCTTTGGTATTCTCGCAACGTGTTCCGGGTCGAGTCTGTCGGCCCACTTGATGAACTTCTTGGCTAACCACTTCTTCATATCGTTTGGATGTGAACTAATCGAGGGTAGGCTGACACACAAACTGACAAATAGTTATCAATTAAGCCTCCCTCGACTAATTATATTGCACTTACTGTTGTAGCGGCATTAAGCCTCTCTATCTCGGCCTTTGCATCCAGCGAGGCCTCTTCCTGCAGGAGTTTCCACGTCTCTTCCACGTTGTCAGTAAGACCCGCCCTCTCGATTGACTCTTTCTGACTGATAAGGGCCTTGCCACCATTAGCCTTGACCATATTGTCAATGTCAGTCTTGGTGTCATTCTGATTGAACGGAGTTATGATATGCGCTACAACCACGTTGTCAATCTCTTCAGCCCACTCCGTTTTCATCTGCTTGAGGAACGCCTTGATAACGTTACACTCCCTGTTGAGGAACTCCAACCAAGGGCCGGACTCATCACCTATCTTGAGGTGAGCATCCATAAAGACGGTCTGCCTTGCGTCATATCCTATAGAACCGAGACCGACCATTCTCTCGAATGAGATATTAGGCATCTGACACTGCATGAAGAACAGGTCAACCAGATTCTCAATATGATACTTCATAGATTCTATCGATTGGTCCCAAGAGACGTAAGCCACGTCTCCGCCACTCTCAACCCTGTAACGCCTTCTCGTCTCACCTTTCGCCTCATCACCTTGCAGTTCTCCGACTACCTTAAGCACAGGTGCGGCATTGTAGGCAATGATGTCAGAGTTCCTAGACAGGGTGTACTCAATCTCTTCCCTCAAGACACTCAGTCCGTCATACACAGGCAGGTCTCTGTTAAGATAAGCACCCGGAATCTTACCGATAATCAAATTTTCAGGCTCGGATATCTCAGTCCAAGACTCACCGTCTCCACTCTCCCAACGATACCTATGTTCTGCGGTGTAGCACTCAAAGAACTTATGAGGCTTGCCTTCCATGTTCTTCACATACTCAAATGACATAGCGATAAGGTCATTCCTCTCGTCAAACAGAGGCCATAAGATAACACCATCCATAGGCGAGTAAGTGAAACACTTGAGTTTGTATTGGCTGTCAAAGCCATACAGGGAGTTGGGTTTCTTTACCGAATACCAAATTGTGAAGAACTCGCAAGACGCATAATAGGCCAAACCACGTTTCTTGTTCTCAGAATCGATATGTGCGTTCTTGTAGATAGCCTCTATAGCTTTGGCTATGGCCTTCCTCGTCTCGTTATCTCCTATATTGGAATAAGTCCTCTTCGGTGGAATGCCAAAGGTAAACTCATTGATTCGATTGCAAAGGAGCTTCTCTAGGCCTATATAGATTCGTGAGGCCTTCTCTAAATGTCCGTCAACCGTCTTGTCCTTACGGCTATTGGTGTCGGTTACTATCTTGTGCTGTTTCGGGTCGTAGTCCTTCACTAGTTCGGCCCAGCTCGGCACAACGATTGATTTCATTCGCAGGTCTTTGATTATTGCATCAGCCGCCCTGCCACTCTCGAATATCTGATGAAGAGGTTTCATAAAATGTACATTTTAAGCAAAGATAGAGAAAAGTTTTTGATGAACAAATAATTTTACCTATTTGTTCACCAAATGTGAAAATGACAAAAAATTTCATCCCCCCCTTCGCAGGCGAGGATGAAAAAGAGCAATGAAAAACTCTGTTCAGAGAGTAATTCAACAAAGTTATAGAAAATCATTCATAAGTTGTGCATCCGTTGCGATATTTAATGTAGATGAGGCCTTCTCAATTACACCTGTTATAGCATCGCAATTAGATACTAATATGCCATTGGCATAGAAGCACCCGTCTGTGTCCACCTTTATATTATATACGTCTGCGGTGTTTGTTGGTATATTTTGTTCTGCAAGAGAAACTACAAAATGTCCTGTCTGGTTGGCCTGCATTTCCTTTTCCATAACGGAACTCCATTCCACATTCTTTACATATGCCGACGTAGTTAAGTTGTCTCCTCCTATATTTTTCTCCGCAACTTTCGCTACAGAACATTGCATTTCCTTTTTGCGCCATAAAGATATTGCCGCAATTCTTACAAACGCATTCCTTATAAGGGATAACTTGATTTTTTGAGTGCTGTGAGTGCCATTCTCTCCCTTCTGGACTTCTATGCCATTCGTTTGCCTTAACCCTTGCTTCGTCAAGTTGTAATTTTGCCCTTTTCCTATATTCTGGTTTTTGCCAATTCTTTTTTGAATGTTCCGACAAATGTTGCTTAACTGGTACACACTCCAAATTGCTGATGTCGTTATTAAATGTATTGCCATCAATATGATGAATACAATAGCCTTTCGGAACTTTCCTTTTATTATAAAATTCCCAAATCGCAACATGAAGTCCTTTAGCACGCTTTCGCTCAGCATTGCTTGTTGACTGACTAAGATAATACTTTCTCGTCCCCATAAGTCTATATTTGACTCCATTGAACGTAATAATTTCTTGTACTTCCATAAAACTTGTTCCTTAAATGAATATAAAGATACAAATTTTTCATTACAAATACAAAAATCTTCGAAACCATTTTTGTGAAACACATGATGATTTGGAGTAGCTGTAAGCCCGAATTTTGTAATAACTTCCTTATGCCCTGTTTTTCCGCTAGCAAGAACTTTTCTTACTCCAAAAGGTGTAATAACCTTATCTCCTGTTTTTATATTTTCTATTGGCTTATTCCCGGTAGGAGTTGCGACTAAAGTACCTGCAATCAGACAAGCGTCATCGTGAGCGTTCCTACCCTCCTTTCTATAAGCCTTTAGGTCATGGGCGAACTCGGGCCATCGGCTTTCCCAATCAGACGGGAAGTAAATCATATTATTAACTTCGTTGGCTCGGGTAAATATCCTTACAGCTTTGTTCTTAGTCTGTGCGAACGGAATGAATTGAGTCTTTCTGTTCTCATATTCCCTGCATATCTTCTCCACGTTCCTCATAAATATCCTACCGCCATTGTTACTCTCAACATAACACTTATCAGTCTCTTGCTTGGACAACATCTGTGCCATAGCCTGTTCTGTATATTCAACAGGTTTCTTGGAGTACAATACGTCTGTAACATAATACCCAAACGGATGAACGTCACAACAGATTGAACACAGCCAATCCGAGCCCGTATCTGCAGAGTCGGTATAGTTGAATCGTATGGCTTTCTTTCTAGGTGGTAGCTCGTCATAAGTCTTGAACGGCCTATACATAAGTCCTTCCCTAGGTGTCGGGTTCTGCATATACTGCGTCTGGAACACAAAGTCGTTGGCGTGTTCAATCGCGTGCAGTTCCTCAAGCGAGTGCTTGAACGGCCATAATGCTCTTTCATTGCCATTCTCATCAATCTGTATCGCTGGTATAGATAGAACGGTCCACTCGTCTGGTTCTATCTCTTGCAAGTATCCGCAGAGGTCGTGTTCGTGAAGCCTCTGCATTATGATTACTATAGGTGTCTTCCTTGAGTTGACACGGTTTCTTATCGTAGTTTCAAACCGAAGATTGACCTGTTCCCTTATGTTGTCAGATAATGCGTCATCGGGCTTTAGCGGGTCGTCTATGACGATAGCACCTGCAAACCTGTCCGGGTTGAACGTTACAGTGAAGTAATCGATAGCCTCTTCATCCTCTTCAATCTTATCAACCTTACCTGCACCGAAACCTGTTATCTGTCCTAATGTGGATGTCGCATACTCCCCACCGCCCTGTTCTGTGGACCACTTGGATTTAGTGTCTGCACCTCGTTTTATCCTAGTATCGAATATGGCCTTGAAATAGTCGGAGTTGATTATGTCCTTTACGGCAACTGAGTTCTC